CCCGATGCACTCATTGCCGCCATGTTGCTCATCATTGGCCACTTGTATGAAAACCGCCAAGATGTTGGGCAATTCAAAACCCATGAAACTCCATTGGCCTCACGGTATTTGATGGAGCCTTATCGCCTCAAGTCATTCACATGAACATCGGTCAACTCGATAAACGAATTACAATTCAGCATCGTCACGACGCAACTGATGCGTGGAATCATGGCGTGGTGACATACGGATCGCCGCAAACGGTTTGGGCTTCGGTCAATTTCCGCAGTGGCCGTGAAACTCAAAGCGCGGAACAACGCGTCAATGTGGACCGCGTGTTCTTTACTATCCGTCCGAACAGCAATGTGAATGTGACGGACCGTGTGTCATATGCGGGCGCATTTTATGACATCGAATCCATTGAAACCATAGGTCGTGGAGCTGGACTCCGACTCATCACCACAATGCGCGACAACGATGAGTGACATCAAGATTGAAGGGGTGGACAAGCTGTCAAGGCGATTGAAGAAAATGGAAAGCAAATTGGGCCGCAAAGGGGCTGTTGCTATCCTCAAAAAAGGTGCGCCACCAATCAAAAAGGAAATGAAACGGTTGGCCCCAAAACGAACGGGTCGCCTTCATAAAGTCATCGCTACACGGCGAGGCAAGAAAAATCGCGCCATCGGTGAATCGGTTATTATCGGACCACGCGGTGGCAAAAATGGCGCACCCTACGCACACATCGTGGAACTCGGTTCACGTGGTGGAACGTACACCGCCAAGCGTGGGAAATTCAGTGTGTTTGTAGCGGGTGGAGGAACCATCCGTGTCAAGCAAATCAAACGCCGTGGTGTGCGAGGAGTGGGGTTCATCAAGCAAGCGTATGAAACCAAGCAAAGCGATGCCGAACAGCGTATCGCGGACGAAATCAAAAACATCGTTGAACTATGATTGGAGAAATCATCACCATCCTACAAAGTGACTCGGACGTTGTGCGAGCAGTGGACACCAAGATTTTCCCAATCCAACGAAAACAGGGGACGGGTTTACCTGCAATTGTTGTTGACCTCATTGATGTCAAAACGAATGAGTCCAAACACCTTTCAAGCGACTTGGATTTTGTGACGATCCAAGTTTCAGCGTATGCCGACAACCCGAAGGAGTCTTATGACATCGCAGGATTTTGCCGCAACGAATTGGACAAGTACACGGGAACGGTAAACACTGAGCAAATCGAAATTCGCTTTGACGATATTGAAAGCGGAATATCAGCCGAGGATGAAACCTTTGTCACGATTTCCGAATACATCGTGACCGTGAAAAGGACGGCCCAATCGGGTCACACCTGATTAACCCAACTGAGCTTCAATCTGCTTTTTTACCTCAATTGGATTGGCAATCTTGGTCATTGTCACCCTGCCTGATCCTGTTCCTGAAACAATAATCTGGCCATAGCCTAAAATTCTTCCAAGAAGGCTCTGCTTCAGCTCCACATTCTCAACTTTGCTCAGCTTCATTTCATCTGTATTGCGGCTGAGGATGCCCTTCTTTACAATCACTTTCTTGCTTGTCAATGCAATTTCAGTAAACAGCAAGCCCAAAATGGCAAAAATCCACGTGTATGCGAACCAATGAATTTTGAATTTTGCTATCACCTTCTCCCCATCTGCAAGTGATTTCTCAATGTATCCCATGATGATTGTTTTGATTTATTTGTGGTGAGCCTTTCCTTATTCGCCCGCAAGACATTTTTCAAAGGCTCGTTGGTAAGCCTTCAAATTGACTGCGTTATTGCTTTCCTCATTCATGTACTTCTTTTCATAACGGTCAGCAAGTTTACAGTAACAATCCGTCTGCCTGCTACCTGTCAAGCCGTCACATGAAGCTACCCTTGATGCAAGGGTGATAGGCTCAGGAATGTTGTCATTAAATTCAACACGGGTAAGAGCGTCATCTGCTTTGGCCCTTGCAGTTGCACAATCAAAAGAGGTTGGGTCAATAGTTTCCGAGCCAAGAACAACGTCACTAATCCAATCACCTGCTGTCGTTTTGAAGTAGGTCAATACTCCATCCTCTTTCTGCTCACCTGTTAGCATGACTTCCTCACCTACGCAAAAGAACCTTGTCCAACTTGTAGCTTGCGATGGGCCTGCATACGCGAAACCACCATTCATGCCATTCACCACTTTCGGCCCTTGAGCAAAGGTGAATAGGGGCAAGGCCAAAAGGAAAAAGAGTGCGTTTTTCATGTTGTTTTTTTTCAAAGAAACAATTGAATTATTCGTTAACCAAATGAACTTGACATCGTCAACCTCATCCCATCCATAAGGTGGGATTTTTGGTGTTGTGAAACTCCAAATCATTGCCCCCGTCGAAGGAAAGTCATGGCACATTGGTCACACCATTTTGGTGGCCGATAAGCAAGGACAAAAACTCATTGATGATGGCGTCGCTATTGTTCACCCAACCGTGACCAATCCCGCACCGCCACGTCCATGTCCATGTGAGGATGAAACCTCAGAGCCACGCAAAGGATGCGAAGAAAAAGCCAAGGAATCCGATGAGGTTCCAAAGGCATCTCCAAAGCCAAAGTCCAAACGACGGAAGGTAAAAACACAACCTCCAACCAATAAAACATGGCAACCACAGGAACAGTAAAAGGTAACCTCGTCGGCGTCTACATTCAGGACGCGGACGGGTCAGGTGATACAGCTTTTGACCTTATCGCATGCGGCACAAACGCATCGTTGAACATCACCAATGAAATGATTGAAACAGTTTGCAAGGACAATGACGGCGCACGATCCGTGTTGCCAGGTCAGCAAGGTGTAAACATGTCAATCGAAGGACTTACAGCATATGATAACGTCGGACGAACGGCATTGTTTGCCGCTGTGAAGGACAAAACAAAATTGACCCTTCAGTATGGCTCAGGCGTAACGGGTGACCCATTTGTCCAAGTCGATGCATACATCACAAGTTTTGAGGAAACTGCACCATTGAATGACATCCTTTCATTCAACGTGTCGTTCGATTGCCATAACATGACCACAGGTTCATTTAGCTGATAGCAATGACGAATAATTTGAGAGGCCAAACAACGGTCACAATTGGTGAAAGCACATTCGATGTGCTGTTGAACATGAACGCGTTCCGACTGCTTTGTCAGGACCGCAACATGGAGTTGGCTGAACTCGATGATTTCGTTAATGCAAACCCGTTGGACTTTGTGCCATCGGTAGTGTATTGGGGTGTGATGAACGCCGCAGATTTCAACGGTATTGACCGACCTGAAATCCCGTTCAATCGCCTTGCCGCTGTCGTGTGTGGTGACATGGACCAATTCACAGAGTTGTCGGAGGCCATTGGATCGTCCCTCGGAACCAAAGTTGGGGAGGAGGGTTCGGGAAACTGAGTCGAGGGGGTGGGCGAAAGTCGGCCCCCTCAACACTCCGAACATGGGCGGATTTGTACCGCCACGGATTGGGACTTGGGCTTCGTCCAAATGAGTTTTGGTCATTCACATTTTTCGAACTGTTTGCATTCAGCAAAGGACGGATTGATGACGACCAACGATTGTGGAACCATACCTCAAGCATCATGGCGTTGTTCGCCAATGCCAACCGTGACCCGAAGCGACGTCCAACTCCGTTTGACCCTGCGGACTTTACACCATATAAGGATGTCGGAAATGAAAGTGAACAGGAGTCCAATGAAGTAACTGAAGAACAAAAAAACCTCATCGCACAATGGCGCGTCAATCCCTCCTCTCCGTCGTCCTCGGATTAAAATCGGACAAATTTGAACGGGGCTTGACGTCAGCCCAAAGGAAACTCAAAGCGACGTCCACACAACTATCCAATGTAGGGCGGGGGCTTACCATTGGACTCACTGCACCGCTTGCCGCAATCGGCGCGTCATCATTTAAGGTGGCCGCCGATTTTGAGTTGGCAATGAAAAAGGTCAAAGCCGTTTCCGGTGCGACGGGAAAGGAGTTTGACAAACTCAATCAAAGCGCGTTGGACTTGGGTGCGTCCACTGTTTTTTCAGCATCATCGGTGTCATCACTCCAATTGGAAATGGCCAAGTTGGGGTTGTCCGCTGACGAGATTGTCAAGGCCACCGATTCCACCTTATCCCTTGCTCAAGCGTTTGGGAATGAGTTGGGACCAACAGCGGAAACAGTCGTCAAAACCATTAACCAATTTGGGTTGGAGGCTGAAGATGCCTCACACGTTGCCGATGTTATGGCCACCGCATTCGGATCGTCGGCCCTCGACCTCGAAAAGTTTGGTGGTGCGATGGGTAACGTTGCGCCTGTGGCCAAGGAATTTGGGTTCAGTTTGGAGGAAACCACGGCATTGCTCGGTGTACTCGCCAACAACGGCATTGAAGGCACTGACGCGGGAACCAAACTCAAGATGGCCTTTTCACAGTTGGCTGCCGAAGGTGTCAACGTCAAACAGGTATTCGGTCAAATCATCAACGGTAGCTTGTCCTACAAAGACGCCGTCGATTTGCTTGGAAAACGTGCGGCTATCCTTTCCCCAATCTTGGGCAAAAACAGGGATGACCTTGCCGACTTAGGCTTGGAACTGAAGACGTCGGAGGGCCGTGCAAAGGCTATGTCCGCCGAGATGGATGATTCCGCCAAAGGTGGTATCGCATCAATGAGGTCCGCTATTGAGGGCGCACAAATACAGATTGGAAATGCGCTCGCTCCTGTGGTTCTTGAAATCATTGAGAAGGTCAAAAACATGGCCCAAGCATTCGGGGCGATGTCCACCGAAGCGCAAAGGACCACCATCAAAATCGTGGCGTTTGTGGCGGCCTTGGGGCCACTGTTGTCCATCGGTGGTGGCATTACACGCATGGCATTGAATGTGTCCAAAGGATTCACAATGTTGGCGGGCAAAGGCTTCGTTGCGTCCATGCGATTCAAACGATTGGCCGTTGTTCTGCGAACGCTGTTCCGTGTAGTGTCCAACAATCCCATCGGTGTATTCCTGAAGGTCATCGCGGCGGTCGGCACAATGGCCATTCCGTTCATTGCCAACATGGGCAAGATGACGGAGGAACAGAGAAAGTTCACGGAGAAAACAAGGAAAGCCAATTTGGAATTGGCACGACAACAAGGACTACTTCGAACGGCATTAAAACTGAACATCGATGTTGCATCGGTCAGTGAGTTGCGGTCCGCCATTGGGCAAATCACCAATCAACTTGATGCATTCAATTCGAAGGCTGTTTCCTCCGATGTGAAGGTTAAGTTGTTGGAACGCGGAGGGTTTCAAATTACTGACCTCGGATCAGCAAGCAAGAAACTGTCGGGCATACTGCAAAAGGAACTTGGCACAAACCTCCAACAGCAAATCAATGTCCTGACGAGTCAAGCCATGTCCAAAGGATTGTTCGGCGATGATGCCATTGCATTCGTTGAACAGAATTTGCAAAAGGTGGTCGATGCTACTGTTTCGGAATACAGGCAAGGATTGGAGGCCAAGCGTGGTGAATTTCAAAGCGCATTGGATGAGGCGTTGAAACCCGACGAGGGTGATGGTTCATCCCTTGAGTTGGATGGACTTTTGAAAAATGTACCCAAGACCCTTGCCGATGTCAAAAAGGAACTCAAAAAGGAACTTGCTGACATCACTGAATTGGAAATCCTGTTTGGTGAAAATCTTGATGCTGAAAAATTCAAGGTCATTGAATCCGCAATCCGTGAAATTGTCCAAGCTGATTTTGCAAATGCTGATGAAACCTTGGGGTTGTTGGTTCAGCAAATGGGCGAGTTTGCCGAGGTAACCGAATCCACAGCGGAACAAATCAAAGGCGAGTTCAAAACCGCTTTGGAGGAACTCCAAGTGGCCAAAGGACTTGGAATCATTTCGGAGCTGGAGTTGGCGCAACAAGCATTGACAGCATTGGAAACCATGTTGGTCAACTCAATCTTGACTGACCCCGATTTCATCAATTCCGAAGCGTTCACAGAACTCAACGCAC